GAGTATGGGAACTTTGAGTGATGTTTTTGATTATGGTGGTTTCGTGGAGATACACACATTACCAAGTAGTAAAGCTGGTTTTCCATTTGGCTTCCCATCTGGTGTATACTATATGAAGAGAGGTTATAAGGGAGATACTAAGATAAAGATGCTTGATGGTATTACTTTTAAGAAAAAATTTAAACCCAATAAAAAGTTTTTTTAACTTGACATTTACAAAAATAATTAGTAAATTAACACATAACATGGAGAATAATAATAATGAATAAAATCACTTTAGATACCTTTATCCAAAAGTATAATCTTGGTGGTAATATAAACTCAGTAAAGTGGGAGTCTAACGGCGACACACTTTCTACTCGTTTTATATCACCAGATAAAAGTCTTTTGGGTGAGTTATCTTTAACAAAACAATCACTACCTAACTTTGAGGTTGGTGTTTATGATACACCACTGCTATCAAAGATGATGGGAACACTCGCTGATAAGGTTGATTTCAAACTAACCAAATCACCAGTAGATGATTCACAACCAGTAGCATTTAACTTTACAGATGGTAAAATATCTGTTGATTATGTTCTTGCTGCTCTTGGTGTGATACCTGATGTACCAGAAATGAAAGCTATACCTGAGTTTAATACTCTTGTAAATATTGATACACAATTTATCAATTCTTTTATTCGTGGTAAAGGTGCTTTATCAGATGTAGAACATTTTTCTATTCAACCAGCAGATGGTGGTGTAGAGTTTGTTATCGGTTTTAGTGACATTAACTCAAATCGTATCAGTATCAAAGTAAAAAGTGATTCTGTAAAGTTAACAGAGCCAATTATCTTTAATGCTAATCTGTTTAAGGAAGTTCTAAGTGCTAACAAAGAATGTTCCAAGGCAGTTCTTCAGATTGCTGATAAAGGTCTTGCTCACATCGAGTTTAAGATAGACGATTTTTCTGTTAAATATTACTTAGTATCACAACAGGTATAATATGAGTTCACACGGATTATGGGTAGAAAGGTATAGACCACAAGACTTAACAACTTATGTTGGTAATGAACAACTAAAGTCTAAAGTTGAAAGGTTTATAGAAGAACAAAATGTTCCACATCTATTACTATATGGTAGAGCTGGTGGGGGTAAGACAACTCTTGCTAAGATTATAATTAAGTCTATTGAATGTGATTACCTTTATATCAATGCTTCTGATGAAAGAAACATTGACTTGGTTAGAGACAAATTAAAGAGCTTTGCTTCTTCGGTTGGTTTCAAACCAAATAAAATTGTAATCTTAGACGAGGCTGATTATTTGAATATCAATTCTGCCCAACCGGCTCTCCGTAATCTGATGGAGACATTCTCTGCTCATTGTAGATTTATCTTAACCTGTAATTATGTTGAGAAGATTATTGATCCGATACAAAGTAGATGTCAAACTTATAAAATCATCCCACCATCAAAGAAAGATGTTGCTGTTCACGCCAAGTATATCTTGGAACAAGAGAATATCTCATTTGATTTAGATGATTTGGCTTTGGTTGTAACTGCTGGTTATCCTGACTTGAGAAAAGTTATCAATGACCTACAAAGACAATCAATAGATGGTAAGTTAAAGATAGACAAAGATGGTATGTTACACAACGAGTTTAAACTTCAGTTCTTAGAGATGATACAAAATGGTGTCGATTTAAGAACTATCCGTAAGTTTGTAGCTGATAGTAACTTTACAGATTATACAGAACTATATCGGTTCCTGTATGATGAGGTAGAAAATATATCAGTTGATAAACTACCAGAAGTTATTGTTGATATATCAAATGGTGCTTATCAAGATGTTCTATGTGTGGATAAAGAGATAAACTTCATGGCAACCATTTCTAATATTTTGAGGAGAGTATCATGAGTACAAAACCAATGAAACCAATAGGTCAACCCAAACAACAAGTTCAAGTTGATTTAACACAAGCAGACACAATGGCTTGTCAAAAGTGTGAAAACAAAATCTTTATACAAGGTTATATTATAAAGAAGATTTCTGCTATACTTTCCCCAACCGGAAAGGAAGTAGTAGCACCGATACAAGTATTTAATTGTGGAAGTTGTGGTGAGTTATTGCCTATGGGTGGGGAGTTGGATGAACTTATTTAGTTGGATAGATGAACTATTTGTCAAGAAAAGAGCTTGGGATAGTTTTTCAGATGAAGACAAAAAGAAGTTTAGTCCATTCATGGTAAATCGTTATCTAAGTATGAACAATGATTTTCTACCAATAGTAAATCACTTTCAAAAACTAACGATTGAGGTAATGCCTATAGGAGTGGTATATAAGTTTTACTGCTCCTTATTACCAAAAAAGAAAACATTTTTGAGATACCTTAGTGGAAAGAAAACCAAAACAAACGAAAAGGTTGTTCCTTTCATACAAGAATATTTTGAGGTTAGTAAGTTACAGGCAAGTGAATACTATAACTTAATGACTACTGATGAGTTAAAACTATTACTTAAACAATATGGTAAAACAGATAAAGAAATAAAAAAGATGGGTGTTAAATGAATAAATTGTGGATGGCATTAGGTATTTCATTTGTAGGTCATATCATAGCTTGGTTTCATATGCAAGGTCAGTTTAAATACGAATGGGCTAAAAGCATTTGGTGGGTTGTAATTGGTGGTATACCTATTAGTTTATGTTTTTATTATGGTACTAGGTGGTACTATGAATATTTTAATAACTACTGGTATGTTAGACCTATAGGATTTGGGATGGCTACTTTAGTATTTACCATAATGACTTGGTTGATGTTAAATGAGTTACCAGATACAAGAACTGTAATAAGTATGGGTTTATCAATTATCATCATTATGATACAATTATCACATTTAATTATTAAATAGAGGAAGTTATGAATATAAAAGAACGAGAGTTAATCAACGAAGGACATCCTATAGTCGAACAGATGGAGAAAGAATGGCCGGAAATGACTAAGGAGTTTCGTAGATTACAGAGAGAACAATATGAACTATTTCTTAAAAAACAACATGATTATGGTCCTGGTAATATTTCCGTAGGAACACAATTACAGACCGAAGAAGAAGTTCATCTATCACTTACCGGTTTATGGTTTCGTATGAACGATAAGATACAGAGACTTAAAACTTTACTGATGAGTGGTAGAGACAATGCAGTACAAGGAGAACCTATGGAAGACGCTTACTTAGATGTATCTAATTATGGTATAATGGCAACAATTGTTAAAAACGGTAAATGGGGTAAATAATGGAAAGACATTGGGGAATAAAGAAAGAAACACCAGTTAGAAAATCTAATGGTGATGCTGCTGAAAAACATATTTCAGTACAAGATAATAAGATATATTTCTATTCCGGCGTAAACAGAAACTCCTGTAGTGAGTTAAACAAAAAAATTGGTGAGTTAGAAGGAAAGTCCTTGACTTTGTCACAAACTCTTGGTATATTACCACCACCTATTAAGATACATATTAATTCAGGTGGTGGAAGTATAGTAAGTGGTATTGCTTCTATGGATACCATGTTAAGATGTAAAGTTGATGTGGAAACTTATGTGGATGGATTCTCTGCTAGTGCTGGAACATTTTTAAGTGTGGTCGGTAAGAGAAGGTTTATGAGTAGAAACTCTTATATGTTAATCCACCAATTAAGCAGTAACTTTTGGGGAACATATTCCAATTTTGACGATGAAAAGAAAAACTTAGATTTAATGATGAAAACAATAAAAGACATTTATAAACAATACACTAAACTACCTATGAAAAAACTTGATGAAATGCTAAAACACGATTTAATGTGGGACGCTCAAACTTGTTTAAAATATGGGATGATTGACGAGATAATATAATGGGACATGTATCACATAGTCAGTTTGTTTCTTATAGTGAATGTAACCTTAAATGGAAACTTCGCTACATAGATAAACTAGGAACTTTTACAGGCAATATACATACTCTTTTTGGAACTGCTATGCACACCGTGATACAAGAATATCTCACGGTGATGTATGGTACTTCTATCGTAGCTGCTGAAGCACTCGACCTAAATGGTATGTTAAAAACTGAAATGATGGGTGAGTTTAAACTTATAAAAGAAGGTCAAGAAACCTTACCTTGTAGTCAAGATGAGATGGTTGAGTTTTATCAAGATGGTTTGGCTATACTAGAACACTTCAGAAAACATCGTGGTAAGTATTTCATGAAAAAAAACTACGAGCTAGTTGGTATTGAGTTGCCTATAACTATAGAACTACAAGAGAACGTAGAGTTAAAAAGTTTTCTTGATGTTGTGATACGAAATAAGATATCAGGTAAGATAACTATTATTGACCTTAAAACTTCTACAAGAAGTTGGACAGATTACCATAAGAAGAACTTTTACAAGAAAGCTCAGTTATTACTTTATAAACAATTTTATTCAGAAAAGTTTGATGTTCCATTGGATAAAATATCTGTGGAGTTCTTGATACTAAAAAGAAAGATAGCAAAGAAAAGTGACTTTCCTATTAGTAGGTTACAAAGGTTTGAGCCTGCTAATGGTAAAGTTAGTGTAAATAAAACCATGAAAGCTTTTACAGAGTTTCGTGAAGCTATCTATGATGAGAAGGGAAACCATAAAACAGATAGAAATTACAATGCTTCTCCTGGTAGTGCTTGTAAGTTCTGTGAGTTTGTAAAAACGGAGCATTGTGAATGGGGAAAGATACTTTAAGAGTAGCAATAGTCGGTAGTCGTAAGTATGAAAACCGAAGAAAGATAAAAGAGTTTATTTTTAAGTTAAAGAACGAAAAGGGTTCTGATACAATCATAGTTAGTGGTGGTTGTAAAACAGGTGCTGATTATTATGCTAAAAAGTATGCTTTAGAATTGGGATTGGAATACCAAGAGTTTCCACCACGACATGAAAATTGGAATCTATATTGCCCTAATGATAAGAAAGATTATAACAAACCATACAGCGTAAAAAACTATTATGTTCGTAATAAGATAATAGCTGCTTATTCACAATATGTTGTTTCTTTTGTTCCAAGAGGAGTTGAGTCAAAAGGCTCTATGTCAACGATTAAATATGCCAATAAGTTTGGAAAAAAAACCCTCGTTATAAATTAAACTATATATTTATATATACTAGTTATACACAACGAGGAACAGGTTATGAAAAAAGATACTTTAACAAAGTTGACATCAGTAAAAATCCTTAAATCATTATATGAAGATTTTAAGCTCAGAACGGTCAACTCATCAATGAATTTACAAAAATTAGTTAATCGCTCGGTTCACCAATATGTTCATGATAATGCCATACAGGAAAGAATAGAAAGCTATGATAAACTTCATATAAGTGGGAGTCAGTTTTAATGATTAACATGAGAGAAGATTTAATAAATGCAAGTAAATTACATTTTAGGGCTCATATTGAAAAACATCGTATCAACGTAGAAACTCTTTTAGAAAAGGGAGTTGGTGTTGCTGAACATCCTGATATTATGGATACGATAGAAAAAGAGTTAGGAATTATAGCTGAATATGACGATAAATTAAACACATTAAACAAATATTTTGACGATAGTAATACTAACAAAGAGGTTTTAAATGGCTAAGAAAAAGATTTTATTGATGTCTGATGATTTGAGGATGCATAGTGGAGTAGCTACTGTATCTAAAGACATTGTATTTGAGACATTACACCAATATGATTGGGTTCAGATGGGTGGAGCTATCAAGCATCCTGAAGCTGGAAAAGTTATCGACATGTCAGAACATCTTCAAAAAGATTTTGGTATAAAAGATGGATACTTGAGAATATATCCAGTTGATGGTTATGGTAACGAAGATTTACTTAGAGATGTTATTGCTATGGAAAAACCAGATGCTATACTTCACTATACAGATCCAAGATTTTGGATTTGGTTTTATAACATGGAAGCAGAAATTCGTAGAGATATTCCTATCTTTTATTACAATATATGGGATGACTTACCAGATCCACAATACAATACAAACTACTACAAGAGTTCTGATTTATTGATGGGTATATCAAAACAAACTTATGGAATCAATAAAAGATTATTACCTGATTATGAAGATTGGCAAATAACTTATGTACCACATGGTATATCAGAAAGAAGATTTAACAAGGTAGAAGATGATAATGTTTCTTTGATTGATTTTAATTCTAAACATGGTGTTGCTGATAAGAAGTTTAAGATACTTTATAGTAATAGGAACATCAGAAGAAAACAACCTGGTGATGTTTTATTGGCATACAAATACTTTATGGATGGTTTAACACCTGAACAAAGAGAAGAGTGTGTATTGGTATTT